ACCTTTTTCCTACTATATTAGGTACGGAATAAGAAGGTATCGTAAAATATGAGCCGCTTGAAGTTGGGATGTTTAGGTCTACTGTTTGAGTGAAAGCCGTAACAGCTTCACTAACCCAATCCGTCAGCGTACCATCAGCAACCTCAGCCGCAGTAAAGGATTCCTCTGCGTCGTCGCTAGAGCGTCTTACGTCCACTACGTTGCCCGTGTAGCTTGTGCTAAGGTTACGTAGGCTGTAAGCAGCAGAAGCCTCTACAAGGTCACCTGTGCGTTCTCCGTCCACCAGTTCACGCACATCCAGTGGTGGTACTACTTGCCCGTTGACCCACTGTGTCATTGCACCAGAGGATACGTCAGCAGCTGAGAAGTCCTTCTCGGAGTTATCGCTTGCACGTCGTACACGGACAACCGAAGCAATGTTACTTGCTAGGTCACGCAGGCTATACGCAGCAGAAGCCCCTTCAAATAACTGAAGGAGCCGTTGACCCACCCTATTGATCATAGGGTTACGACCAAGAGAACCCTTTTGGCTTAGGAACATACTAGTACTTGTGGCAGATTACTAGACCGCTTGTTACAGCTACTGCACTGAACTGACCATAAAGGATGGTCCCTGCTCCAATGCCTACTCCTGTAAGTACAGCAGAGGACTGGTCAACATTGTCAGCGGTAAGGGTACCAAAGTTAGCGTCAGTGATAACCTGGATGGCTCCGTAGCGTTTGCCTGTAACGGAGTCACCTGCGTCAAGTACTTCGGATCCAACTGAGGAAAATTCTAGGGTATTGTTTCTGGATGAACTCATAGTGATATTATAGCATACTTGCTATCTGGATTGACGGTTTACGTAAGTTGAAAACTTCTTGTTGATTGTATTGTTGTTTGACCGAAGGTCAATTTTCTCAAGCTCTAAGGCCAGGTAGGTCCCAGCTATTTGCTCTTCCTGCATAGACTTGTTGTGCTGACCATCCATACGTAAGAAGTCCGCATAGGCAGCGTGCCCTAAAAAGAAAAAGAATTCCTGTGGAATGTCTGTAGAGTCCTCCGTGAATACAGGAAGTTCCTTCTGGTAGTTTACGAATACCTTACCTGAGTCGTTGGCGATTAGGTTAAGTACGTGAGCACCATTGGAGTCCACATAGAACTCGTACTCAAGGGCTGATTGGCGATTAAAGGGCTGCGTACGATAGATACGCTGAAAGTCCGATATGTTGTCTAGGCCAGCCTCTACGTAAGGTACAAGGCCATCAGAGCTTACTGTGCGCTCTTCTCCTATTACTGCATAGCGTGGCCAGCTAGGGCTGGCACGATAAGCCTCAAAGGCACGGCGATTAACAAACTGAAGAATGTTGTTCTTTTCTTCGGTGGTAAAGTTACCTACACCCGAAAGTGCAACTATTAAATTATATAGGTCAGTGTAGGATTTAATCTGCATTAGAGCTTATTGGGTGTAAGGTCTGAAAAATTCTTTTGGAAATAAGTAAGGAACTCCTTGGAGTGCACTGTCTCTTGTCCGTACTTCTTTATAAGTCGGAAGTACTCACGGTGCGGGATAGTTGCTACGCAACGCCCTAGTACTGGGTGCACCTTTCCTCGTTGTTCTGTAGCTTCTTTACGAGCCTGGTTTACACGATTGACTTCCGTCCGTTTCTCAAGTGCAAATCCGTTTTTGATTTCATCCATAAAGGCCTTGTTGACCTCTTCGTCAGAATAAGTAGGAGCTTTTGTGATTATTTCCATTGTTTAAAATTAAAGGTAAAAAGGGAGCCAGACAATATAAATCTGGCTCCCCGAAATTTCAGCAAGGATTACTGAGTGATCTTACCGTGAGCCTGCGGGTGGTATACACCGAGGGTCAATGTGCAATCGCAGAATCCACGCTCGCCTCCACCTTCGTTAGGCAGACGAGTTGAACCCATAGGGATCAGTTCGTGCACGCCGTAGTACTCAGGGTTGATGAGGTAGCCGTCATTGAAGTCAGTACCGCCAGCAATAGTTGCAGGAGCAGTGTCTGGGTTCATATTGACGATGGACACGATGCCGTGGTCACTTTGGTAAAGCTCGACAGAGAGTTTGATCTCAGCCTTGTTACCGTCGTAGTTAACGCTACGGATGTTTTCAGTAGCTCCAGCAGATACACGAGCGAAGTCAGCAATAGTGCGACGAAGGCCAGTGTCAGCAACAAGCATAAGGTTGTTGGAGCTGCCAGTCTTACGGTAGATCGAAGAGATCATATCGTTAAGAGCTTCTTCACCAAAGGCACCTTGTGTGCTGATGTCATAGATCGAAGCAGCAGGAGTGCGGAAGTTCGCAGGAACGTCAGCAGGACCAGCAGAGTCGATCCAGTCACCAAGACCACGAAGGCCATAAGGTGTACCAGCACCGTCTTCTACGCTGCGGTCTTGTGTACCGATCAGTGTAGCTTCGATGTCACGCTTGAGTTCACGGATAGCTTTTGCTTCAGCTTGTGCAACCTTAGCTGGGCCTACGCTGTCAACAGCTTCTTGAAGGTCAGAAACCTTGAAGTTGCGGCGGAACTTTTGGACGTAGTTACCAAGGCGAGCACGGCCAGCGAACTGGTCAGTGAAAGAAGATACGTCTGCACCTTCGTCTACACCTGCAGTGCTAGGAGCAGCAAGTACGTCTACAGTCCACTCAGTGAATGTAGCACTTGACTTCTGCTTAGAAGCAGATGAAAGGACAGGAGTTTCTTCGGGAGCCAAGATGGTAAGTACATCTGTGAGGTCTTCACGATTAGAAACAGCGGAACCAGGATTAGTGGTGTCGAATGTATTTGAGAATGCCATAATATTTTATGATTTAATTAGATTATCTATTTTGTAGTTGAAGTGTTCTGAGAGTAATAAAGTCACTTTTGTTCCCTGATTGCTTAAACTGAGTACTCAAGTTCTTGATTGATTTACTTGCACGACTTGCAGGCTTTTCTGAGCCTGCTGCACTAGGTGTAGAAGTACTGGAAGGGTTGAGCCTTACCTTAGGCTTTGCGCTTTTAACTTCTTTTCGCCCGTAGATACTGTTAGCTGCGTGCGCTAGTAGATATGGCATCTGAGCCTTAACGTCAGCGGGAAGGCTAGTCATTAATGTTTCGACCCTGGGGTCTTGCATAATGGCCTGGTATTCACGCCGTGTATCGTTGTCTTCACCTGTCATCCAAGGTAACTCAGCTTCAGCTTGAGCACTGAGGTGCTCCTGCATTTGTTTGCTTTGTTCAATCTTTTGGATTTCCTCCAGGCGAGCAGGAAGGAATTTGTCACGGGCTTTACGTGCCTGCAATAAAGCATTGCGGACATCGGCCTTAGTCATCTCCTTGCCTTCGACTTCTGTGACTACATCATCAGCTTCATATCCATCTGCATTGAACATAATGTCCTCTGCCCATTCAATGACGTTACTAGCATCCGTTGCCTTAGCTTGTAGATCCTCAAGGGTGTCTACGCTGTCGAACGGATTGTTCTTAACTTCCTTCTTGGGTTGCAGTGGATTGCTTTGCTCGGCAGAAAGTTTAGCTTCAATTTGTTGTAGCTTTTCTTCTGCTGCCTTGCGTTTAGCTGTGAGTTCTCCAAAGCGGGCTACTGCACGGCTGCCTAGCTTGTCAGCTAGTTCCCGCAATTCCCCTTCGGACATATCATCTAAATCAATCTGAGAAAGAACTTGCTCGTCTGATTCAGCTTCGGACTCTTCGTCTTCAGTACTCTCGTCTGATTCCTCGGTGTCTTCTACTTCTTCAGTAGCAATTTCGTCGGCTACCTCTTCCTCAACCTCAGGGGCTTCTTGCTCCTCTGGTTCAGGGGTTGGTTGCCCCAAGCGTTGGATCGCAAAATCTTCCGCTGTTATATTTGTCTTTTCCGCTGTAGAGTTTTCGGGTTCAGCGTTTCCCGTTGTGACTTCGTTGTTCATATAATTCCACTCTTCAACGCCGAGCGATAGCTATGTTTTGCATTATAGCACACGAAATGCGTGCTATGAAATTATTCGGTAGCCGAAGGCTGGCCCCAGGTAGACATTGTCAATATCTGATCGTAACTAAGGATACGCCCTGACAGTTGCTGGATCTTGTCGGTTGGAGCGTCGTGCATTTCTGCGATGCACTCTTCCCTTAATTCATTGATTAATTCAATGAAGCGTTGGAACTGATCGTGCCGCTGCAGGTGCTCTATGTCTTGTTCGATTGTTGGCTTTTCCATATTAGTATTGAGGCATTGCTTGAGTTTGTACTTCACCCATCTGTGCTGGGGTTGTACCTATGCGGCCGATCTCGGCGTTCTGCATTTGCTGCATCTGGAACTGATACTGACCAGCGTACTTCTGTAGACGTTCAGCAAAGGCTTCGTCCTCTTGTAGCTTCTGCTGGATGTCAGGCTGCTCTCCGTACTGCTGTAGTACCTGCATAGCAATCTGCCCACCGTTTGAACGTGCTGGCATTTCTATACCAGCGTAGATCTTGGTAAGGTCGTCAGTGACATCCTTAACCACTTGCTGCTGAGCATCTTCTACTGGTGAAAGCACAGAGTCCGCAAGGATAGGATCAATAGATCCTGCGAGTACAGCAATTAACTTGTCAACGTCGATACGGCCATTGCGGTCCAGTTGGATGAGCTGGGTCATTTGAGCCAGTTTAACTTCCTGCGACTTAGGATCTGTATTCAGTACGTCGTAGTTAATCGTGATATCAAAGTTAGCGTCAGGGTTACCTCGGTCCATAACTTGTGGATCAGGGATACCAGTTACACGGAAGAAGATCTCGTCTGGTCCGAAACGCTGGAAGCAGCGGTAAGCCATACGCATAACCTCTGCATTGTGCTGCAGGAACTTGTCTACAAGGAACTGCTTGCGAATACTAGAGATCTGTGAGTCCTCGTCTAGTCCTACCAGGCGGTCCGCCTGGGTAGACTGATTGACTTCCATTTCTATTGAACCCTGATTAAATGCAGGCGTAGGCGCAAAGTCTAAGTCACCTTTACGGCGATATGGAATCATACGCCCTGGACCCCAGTCGCTGGGTGCCTGTCCTACTGGGTGCAGGATAGGCGGTAATGTAGCTAGACTGTTGCGGTCAATGCGAGAGTCCCGCTCTACCTTTACTTGGTTCTGAATGCCACGTAGTAAGTCAGGTACAGTAGTTGTATCGTATAGACGCTTGCTGTCTTCAGACAGCTTAGTGACTACAACTGGGTAGTCCTCGTAACCGTTAAGCAGTTCACGCTTTGCAAACGCTGGTGCTTCTCCGTTACCTCCGTCGTATTCCTTGTGGAATACTGTGCAGTAGATACCTTCTGCTCCATCTTCAGGATCGACCAGCCGCTGGTACGCATACACGATTTCTATTAGTTCATTTGCTTCGTAAGCATTATCGGTCAAGCTTGTACTGCGGCGGCCTTCCTGTTCTCTTTCAATGCTATCAATGTTTACCCCTCGGTAGTGCTCAATGACGTAGTCAACAAAGTCAGCGTCCCATCCTGCTGTTGCTACCTTGTTCTCGAGTTCTTGAGCTGTATAGTAAGTCTTCCAGAAGCAGTAAGGTGCTCGCTGTGGATCAGTTACATACGGAGGAAAAAAGAAGTCCCCATCTGGGGCAAGTGTCTTAATCTCTGGTGCGTCAACCTGTCGGCGAACAACAGGAAGCTCCGCTTCCCCTGTGTCCCGAAGTTCCTTGAGGGCCTTCTTTGCTCGCTTTTCGGTGACCCCTTCAAAGATGTTTTGTAAAATAAATACTAGCTCGTCGTCCTTTTCACCTGACTGCACTGCACCAAAAATATTTGGATCTAGTTCTGCAATCTGATCCAGTGTAAGCTTTTGCAGGAACTGGCGGTCCTCGGTGTGCCAGCCGACGTAAGTAATAAGGAGGCCTCGCTCTAGCAGGTAATTGGCACCTAGTTCCATTTCACGCTTGTAGCGTGGGATATATCCGCTGGTGGTCATCCACTTAAGGAAGGACGAAACAATTTCTGCACGGGAAATATCGTTGGATTCCACTGGGTACGCCCGAATGTTGGAACGATTCAGGGAAGACATAAACAAAGAAACCAGGCGTGTAATACGCTCGTCGATTACGTGGCTCTCTGTGTCTGATGCTCCCTCCCAAGGAAAAGCATCTGCTCCGTGCTTGCGGTGATCTCGGCTCTTGCCTGGCCACCAGTTGCGGCGGTCGTCATAACTAGTACGGCACAAATCAAAGTATGCCTCCAGTTCGTTTACTGTTTCATCGTATGCGTTGCGTAAAGCAGCAATGTCTGGAGATGCGTCAACGTAAGTCAACGCCTCGAAAGTAGATTTATTTTGCATTTAGTTTTTTTCTAACAGATTTAGCCATCTCGTGAATGTAACCTTTGTGAACACCAATTCTATCACATAATTCCTGTGGTCGCATTGGTTGGTCTAATTGATGCTTTGCGTAGCGGTTCAAGTACTCCCAGGCAGCCAGTCGGTCTACCTGCTCTTCGATCCATTCTGGATCGAGCGTAATGTCTTCTTCGGGCAAATTCATTTTACATAGCGGTAAGATGTTCCTCTGTCATCAGTGATAGCCTCTACGTTTACGTTCTTACCCTCGGTAAGAAAGTTCTCCAGCTTGCGAGGGATGACCGCTGGTACCTTCTTCTTGATCTCTTTGATGTACACGTAGATGTAACTTCGGTTGGGTGCCTTGGAGTGCACTACTCCTCGGTAACGCTTAGGTGTAAGCTCGGGGATGTCTACGGCTTTCTCTAGTAAGTCCTGGCCTTCTTCGTTAATCCATCTGGCGTAGCCAGTACCAGTGACGGTATGCTCTGGTAGTTTGCTTTCTACTAGTTCAATAAGGTAGTCCAGCTCTACGCTGTGCTCCTCGGCAATTGTCTGTACTCGTTTCTTAGGCATATTAATATCCTCCTTGATTTGTTCTTGTTGTTTGCATTGAGGCATTAGACATAAAGTCTGGGCCTTCTCCGCTGTTTGACATTCGCAAATATCGGATAACGTCAAAGAAATCCTTCAGTGGCTCGTCGGCCTTGCCTTGCGAGTTGTAGTTAATAAGGCTGTCGATGAGGTTTCCGCAGTCCTTATGGATGTAGCACAGGGGCCTGTTAGCTTCGTCTACCCCTACGTTTGGGTTATAGTTAAACCAATCGTCTAGGGCAGTAATGCCCTGGTCTTCCATTGCTCCATTGGACGGCACAAAGCTTAGACCGAAGTCGTAAAAGGAAGTAAACAGGTCGTCATTGTTTTCGTTTTCTTTAGCAAAGAAACGGGAGTCCCCGATTCTCTCGGTTACTTCTATGCCGAGGTCCTCTTCTATTTCATTAAACAGCTCGCAGTATCCCTCTACGTTGAGGCCTACCTTCTTAGATGCAGGGCCGTACCTCCACTTAGGATCCCCAAAGATTGCCCATTCTCCGAAGGTATCACGGTCAGGCCACTCCTTGCGGATGTATACCTCGCCGTGCTCGTTGACTCCAGCCCATATGCAGGTGTAGTTTCTTGCGCCAGCGGGGTCAACCACCTGGTAGCAGGTGAACTGCGACTTGTCCGAAATGTCGGGGAACTGCATCCCGTACTTATTAGGTTCGCTAGATAGTACGTTTACTTCAGTATTAAAGTAAGGAAGCAAGGCATTCGCTGATTTGACTGGTACGCCGTAGGCACGGACCAGTATCTCTGACTCAGGTCTACCCACTAGGTCCTTGGCTATACGTTCGTAACCACCAAAGGGATTCTCGTCTGAATGCAGATATACTACAGATGCATCACGGCTAGGGCTGTACTGCTCGATTGGTACTGCCTTGTTCTCTAGTAAAACCGCAGGCTTAGTCCTTAGGGTTTCTGCATTCTTCAGGTAGTCCGAGATAAAAGGCGTGTAGCCGTCAATCGGGGTAAACCCGATTAGCATCTTGGAGTCCCGTGTAGCCAATCGAAACCGCAATGTATTTACTAGGGCTGCGTCGCCGAGGTACTCGTCGAGCCAGGCACCGATGTTCAGGCCTTCGGGCTGCTTAAACCCGAACTCAAAACCCTCAAGGATCGTCTGGTTGTTGCTGTACTGAGTATAGGTCTTGAAGTCTACTCGGGTCCTGGTATCAGGAAAAATAAAGGAAGAGGCTGTAAAGCCGTTCTGCATAGAGTAATTGATATACCCGTCTACGCTCTTAGTCTTGCGCTTGAACTCCTTGGGCATCATCTCCCAGATTGCAGCCTGCTGCACCTTGATAGAGGTATCAGCGTTCTGAGAGAAGCATACGATATGACCGTCCATACTTTCGGTGACGGCTTCCATTAGCATCTTGGCGCAGCCAGTAGTCTTCCCGCTACGATTGCCACCTAGTGCAAGCACTTCATTATTTGTACGTAACCCTGTACGTATTCTGTCCCAGCCCGCTAGGTCAAAACCGTAGCGCACAGGGTCGTCGTATGCTGCTTGTATTCTACCTTCGTGAGCTTCGTGCAGTGCAGCTAACAACTTAGGGTCCTGCTCACCAAGCAGGACTATCTCCTCGTCTGTAGGAGGACGCACTATAGGGTGCTCTGTAAAGGTAATCGGCATTACTTTGACTTAGCTGGCTTGTCCATCTTTTGGACTTTGGGCTTCTTGCTCCAGTCAATATCGTCGTAGTTCTTACGCTGTTTCTCAGCGTTGTGTCCCTTGCGAGGTGCGCATCCTTTACCCATTGCTGCAGTCCCCTGTATCTAGTATTTTAATATATGGTGCGTCCATTGACCAGCATCCAGAACCCTCGTCCCCATCTAGGCGAGCAGTTACCCAATCACCAGAAATATGTATTATATCTCCGTACTTATCCCACCCTGAGTGGTACATTCTACCCTGAGTGGTACATTCTACCTCATTTACCCCATTGTCGTAATCCTCTGTTAGTTGACTCCCTAGTTCAAACATAGCACTAGCTACATTGTCCCTGTCGTGACCAGCAGCCAAGCAAAGGAGGTACATCTCCTGCACAATCTCTGTAGTAGAGAGACCGCAACTGAACTCAAAGGTCCTTGTCTCTGAGTTCTCTTCTAATATCAGTCTAGTTATTTGGTTTCCTATCATATCAATCCTCCTGTATTAGTTCCACCTTTTCGGCTTGCTTTAGTTTCTCGATTCTTTCTCGGGCCGCCTTGATTGTTTCGTCGTAGTCCTCCTGGGTGATGACCTGGCGGTCCTCTGTTATCTGCGTGGCCTCGCCACGGGAAGTAAATGCCTGCCTTGCTGCATTGGACACAGATATAGAAATCTCCTTGAGGTCCCTGACCGTAGGCTTTAGCTCTCCTGACTCCAGGTCCTGCCTTACAGAGTTAATGAGGTCCTCCTCTAAGCTAGATAGGTTCAGGTAATTCTTAGCGGCAATCTTGCCGCTTAACTCCTTGAACTTCCCTAGGTGATCTGTGTAGTCCGACAGGACGCTGATGACCGTCTCCCGATCTATGCCGTACTTCTTAACAATGCGGGTCTGGCTACTGCCAGTACTGTAAAGGTATAATATAGAAGCAACCTTGTCAGGGTTGTGCCTAGACAAGCTGCGGACCTTAGCTACTTCCTTCTTTTCCGCAACCTCCCAGATAGCTCCCTGGATTTCTTTCATCAAGGCTGCCTTATCTTCAGGTGAATTTTCCTCTAGCATTTTTACATTATTTGTAAGTTTAGCTTGACAGTCAAGTCAAAAGTACTGTATAATCTATTTATACTCCTTAAGGAGTCCAAGCCTTAACGAGCTTCCCGTCCCCGTAGGGGCAAGGGAATTAAGGTAGCCAAAGGAAAAAGGAATCATAACAACACTCCTTAAAGAGTACATTGAGTTAATACAACACTCCTTAAAGAGTACATTAAGTTAATACAACTCCTTAAGGAGTACAGGGACTTGATATGGGCAATGCAGGAAAGCTTGGGGCTTTCCCTTGCTGGTGCTATGGCCTATGAGTTGGGTATTTTTTTGAGGGGTGGTTTATGAATACACAGTCAAGACTCGACTGACGCAAGCAACCCCCACCCCCCCCATCCACTGCAAGGCACTGCACGGCACCGCAAGCTACCTTCACCCACCAATGCACTGGCTCGGGCACTGCCGAACCCAGCATTAGCCCAGCTTATAGCACCTCGGGGCATTAGCACTCCTTATCATCCAGCCCTGCATTAGCAACCCTTATGGGAAACCCCAGATCGGCTCCGCATCAGACCAGCTTATGGGAAGGGCGGCTTGTACGTGAGATAAGTTTTTCTTCTTCGATGAGTGAAAGCATCCCAGCATTAGTCCACCTACTTTACCCTACTCTACCCTACAGAATAAGACCTCCTACTTCTGGGTCATTATGTACTCCTTAAGGAGTGTTCGTAATAGTCAAGGAAATATAGGGTCAGTATAAGCGCCGCTGTCTGCGGCTTGCAGTATAAGTACATCTACTTAGGGGCAGGGATTTAGGGTGCAACTGGCCAAAGATGAGTCTCAATAAGGACTATTGCGACTAAATCTCAATAAAGGTCGAATTTGCCGAGAAAGCATTTTTAGAGCTTCCGAGGGTCTATGTACCAGTCGAAAATCGGACGCCGTACAGAGGGGCTGAGGGGCACTGCTGTCGATTTGATTTTTGGGTTTTTGGAGCATTATCAACGACTTACAAAAGTCTATCAACGACTTACGAAACAGCTATCAACGACTTACAGAATTCTATCAACGACTTATGTAATTTATCAATTGCGCCGCTGTCTGCGGCTTTTCGGCGACTTGGCTCTTATAAAAAGCATAGAATTTGACCTGCATATATATAGCACCTGCAAAGTCCGATTGAATTAAAATGAAAATAAATTAAAAATTATTGATTTAGGTATTGACTGCGCACGAGTTATGCACACTCTGGGAAATGTAGCACCCGTTCTTTCCCAGTTTTCCGAGTCATCCCCGAGGGGGTTTTTCAGCTTCAGAAGTGCCGATTGTGGCTCTTAGCTGACCGATCCCCGACCGAGAGTCTCGCAGGATACCAGCGCAAGCCACCGCCGACCGATGCGGACACACAACTCGGAGCTGTACCACAATGACAAGGAGCTAAGGATTCCTCTAGTATAGACAGCCGCCAGATGGCGAACGTAGACCGACACTAACATAATACATATAACACCACAGCCTCCCAGATATCCTCTGGGGGGCTTTTTGGGTATAAGCA